GCGGGTACTATTGATGGTGCGTTGAAAATGCATGGTTTACGTAAGTCTGACTTGGATGCAAAACTCGAAGAACTCAATAAGATGCAAGACCACATCCGCAGTTGGCAGTCTAAGATTTATGCCAACACTCAAGAGATTATGAGTATCAACCGAAACATCGATACTCTTAATGGTGAGATATCTCGTATTGATGAGGGTACTGGTGACCTATCAGAAGCAAACTCTGACCTAGAGACATTGCGTACCGATAAGGAAGAGTTGCAAGACTCTAAGTATCGACTAAACGAACAGTTCTCGTATAACCAAGTGTATGCAGAGTTACTGAAAGATACTGGTATCAAGACCAAGATTATTAAACAGTACTTGCCTGTCATCAATCAATTGACCAACAAGTACCTACAGATTCTAGACTTCTTCGTACACTTTGATCTGGACGAGTCTTTCCAAGAGACTATTCGTTCTAGACATCGTGATGCATTTTCGTATGACTCATTCTCTGAGGGTGAGAAACAACGTATTGATTTGTCCCTATTATTTACGTGGAGACAGATTGCGAAGATGAAGAATAGTGTGGCGACCAATCTACTAATCCTTGATGAGACATTTGACTCGTCTCTGGATGAAGAGGGTATTGAAAACCTCATGAAGATTATCTCTACGCTAGGTGAGGATACCAACGTTTTTGTTATCTCTCACAAGAGTGAACTTGAGGATGCACAGTTCCACCGCAAAATCGAGTTTGTAAAAGAAAAGAACTTTAGTAAAATAAAGTCTTGACTTTAACTGAAACGTATGATATCATACACTTTATAACTTATACAACTGAAAGGAATACATTATGGAATTATCCGATACTACGTTGAACGTTCTGAAGAACTATTCAACAATAAACCCAAACATTGTTATCACTGAGGGTAACACTGTAAAGACCATCTCTGTTGCGAGGAATGTGTTGTCTAAGGCAGAACTCACCGAAGAGTTTCCCGCCTCATTTGGCATCTATGACTTATCAGAGTTTTTGAATGTACTGTCATTGGTTGACTCACCACGACTCAAGTTCGAGAAGGACTATGTGACTGTAGGTGATTCTACTGGACGTTCGTCTGTGAAGTACTTCTTCTCTGACCCAGAGATGTTGACATCGCCTGGTAAAGACATCAATATGCCCGAAGCGGAAGTTAAATTTTCTCTAGATACTGATACTCTAGGTAAAGTAAAACGTGCCGCTGCTGCACTTGGACACGATGAGATTTCTATCTCACCGACTACTGGTGCGATTCGTCTATCTGTCATTGATAGTAAGGACGCTACGAGTAATGCATTCTCTATTGATGTAGAGGGTACATACCCCGAAGGAGTTGATTTCAACTTCATCATGAATGTTAGCAACCTAAAGGTTGTCAACGAAGACTTTGAGGTGGGTATTAGTTCTAAACTAATTTCTCAGTTCACTAGCAAACAATCCGCAATAGAATACTTTATTGCACTAGAAAAATCATCTACTTACGGAGCATAATAAGATGGCAGAAGCAAAAAAAGCAGAACGAGATCACTCAAACATCTACGAACTGGGTAACCGAGTTGCTCGTTCTACAGTCGCAGTAGTTGATACTGTTGTACAACGAGGTGGTTTCAAGGGTGAAGAACTCACCACCATTGGTCAGTTGAGAGACCAAGCAGTCCAGATCATCCAACTCTGTGAAGAGTACCAGTCTGAACAGTCTGTTGATTAAGACTTTGGGGGGTGTTAATTCACCCCCTTTTTTTCTTGACTTTTTGTTTCATATGTTGTACAATGTACACTATTAGAAACACTTTTACTTTTATTATGGAGACACAATGTCTAAAGAATTCCTATGGGTTGAGAAGTATCGTCCCCGACTGATCGGTACTACTGTCCTACCCCAAGACCTGAAAGATACATTCCAAGCGATTGTAGACTCAGGTGAAATCCCTAATATGTTATTTACTGGTACTGCGGGTACTGGTAAGACTACTATTGCCCGTGCGATATGTGACGAACTTAGTCTTGACTATATCGTCATCAATGGTTCGGAAGAGGGTAACATTGATACCCTACGTGGGAAGATCAAACAGTTTGCCTCATCAGTTTCTCTCTCTGGTGGTTACAAAGTCGTAATCTTAGATGAGGCAGACTACCTTAATGCACAATCAACCCAACCCGCACTGCGTGGATTTATTGAAGAGTTCTCTCAGAACTGCCGATTTATCCTAACTTGCAACTTCAAGAACAAGGTGATTGAACCACTACACTCCCGATGTGCAGTCTATGAGTTCAATACCTCCAAGAAATCTATGGCACACCTCTGTGCTGAGTTTATGACTCGTCTACAAATCATCTTAGATGGTGAGGGTGTCAAGTATAACAACGATGTGATTGCGGGACTGATTGGTAAGTATGCCCCCGACTGGAGACGTGTACTCAACGAGTCACAACGTTATTCTATCTCTGGTAAGTTGGAAACTTCGGTACTCATTAATGATAGTAATGGCAACTATAGTGGTCTTTTCCAATCACTAAAGAGTAAGGACTTCAAGAAGATGCGGTCATGGGTGGTCAACAATATGGACACCGAACCTGCCGCAATCTTCCGTGGCATCTATGACTCTATGGAAGGAAAGGTACAACCTCAATCCATTCCGCAACTGGTACTGATCCTTGCTGATTATCAATACAAGAATGCTTTTGTTGCAGACCATGAATTAAACCTTGTCGCATGTCTGACTGAATGCATGGCAAATGTAGAGTTCGTATAAATACTTTCGGATTCGGAGGAAATATGCAATTAATTAGAAATGCTATACAAACCCCTGACGGAACTGTCCTAGAGTCTCGTCATCGTCACGACTACCAGAAACATACCGATAAGAATGGTAAAATTTACATGGTAGATGGTGGACTGGACTACATAAGATGTTCGGTTCATTCTGATCAGATTGACCTATTTAAATACTCTAATGAACCCCATACTGCTCAACGGCATATAGTTAAATGGGGAACGTATGGTATTAATGGCGATCAACCTCTTAAATATGTATCTGTTGCTGAAATGGATACTGCTCATATTGGCAATGTTCTTAATTCTCAAAACATTAACCCAGTAATTAAAGAATGTATGAAAAAAGAACTGAGGTATAGAACAGAAAATGACTATGCCAAATGAACGAAGAGAATCAATAGAACGCACCGAGAAGTTTCTGATTGACTTGTTGAACCCCAAGGTGACTCCAAGAATCCCTAGTGAGGTTCGTCAACGAGCATACAGTTGTCTCAGGCATTTCCCACGAGAGTATGATATGGAACGTGCCGCAGAGACTTCTCCACAAATCTTCGGGGAATGGGATGACTAAAAAGAACCCAAAAATACCAACGAACGATGGTGATGAATACGATGCATTTGGTTATGGTAGACAAATGTATTGTTACCTAGCACGAAGTGGGGTTGCCAAGAGAATCAAAAGAAAGTATAATAAGAGATTCCGAAAAGAAGGTAAGAAGAATCTGGATGAGTAAGTGGTGGAGAATCTGGGCAAAGAGTCTAGGTGAGAAAGTCGGAGAAACCGACAAGCAAGCAAACACAGTTGCGGTCATTCGTACTGTGTGGTGGGTAACCCACATGGCAACTTGTTGGTTCATTATATTAAATGCAATTGCCAATCACGGTTGGCACCTAATAGGATTATAGTATGTTTTATCAAGATGAAGTAGAAGAATTTATGATAGCAGGAGACCAAGATGTACCAGATTTTGGTGGACTGGAATCAAAACAAGCAAAGTTGTATATGGATTTAATCAGTGAGGAGTACAACGAGACACTCCAAGCATTCAAAGACAAAGACATTGTAGAAGTCGCAGATGGACTTGTAGATATGGTATGGGTCATTATGGGCATGGCATCTACTTTGGATATTCCCTTTGATAAGGTCTGGAACGAAGTGAGGGCATCCAATATGTCTAAGTTCGTTGACGGCAAAGCAATCAAGGACGAGAACGGAAAGATTATGAAACCAGAAGGATACTTCCGTCCTAACATAAAGCAGTTGATGGAATGATTAAATATATCAAACACAGTGAGACTATTAACAACTGTCTAACTACTGATGTTTATGGTAACAAAATTCACACGGCATCTGGTGACTATGTTATATTGTTGAAAATGCGGTAAAGGGCAGGTACATACCCATATCATTGACCAATGTTAATGGTGAGTGGATTCCTTCTCAGATGGAGTTTGATTTTGGATAAGTGGGATCAAGCACATCTACAGACAGCGAAGGTCTATGCCGAGTTGTCACATGCACGAAGAATGAAAGTCGGTTGTGTTATCGTAAGAGATAATCGTATCATCTCTATCGGATACAATGGTATGCCAAGTGGATGGGACAACAACTGCGAATACGAACTCAATCACGAACTAAAAACTAAGGATGAAGTTTTACATGCGGAAGCGAATGCTATCACAAAGGTTGCAAAGTCAACGGAACAGACGGAGGGTGCAGTTCTCTATTCTACCTGTGCCCCCTGCATTGATTGTGCCAAACTCATCCATCAATCTGGAATCACCAGAGTTGTCTATGGACACAACTATAAATCGCAAGAAGGATTGACTTTCCTTCAGAAGTGTGGTATACTTGTTGAAACTACTGACGAACCAGACCCTAATAATTTGCCTTGGCAACGGAGTTTATACCCCTAATGAATCCCTTTGATTATGTAAATGCGATTAACTATTCCAAGAAAGACATCATGGTAACTCGTGATGACGAGAAGGCATACAATGGTTTTATGGTAAACCGTTCACTGTCTTACTTCTCTGACACTGTTGTTATCGCAAATGAGATGAACAAGTACCACCACATAGACTCACGTCTACAATTTTCTTTTCTTATAAATATCATTAGGAAACGGAAACGTTTCTCTAAATGGGTAAAACCTGAATTAGAAAATGACCTTGAGTCGGTGAAAGAATATTATGGATATAGTAATGAAAAGGCACGACAAATACTATCCCTCTTATCACCTTCTCAAATTAAACAAATAAAAGAAAAGGTGAATAAAGGTGGAAGAAAGTAACTTAGTATCATGGAGTCCTGTGAGTATGCTAGAGATCACTCTGGCAGAACCCGATGATTTCCTCAAAGTGCGTGAAACTCTAACAAGAATCGGAGTTGCCTCACGCAAAGAACAGAAACTGTTTCAGTCATGTCACATTCTACATAAGCAGGGAAGGTACTATATCGTACACTTCAAAGAACTGTTTATCTTGGATGGTAAGAAAGCAAACCTAGAACAATCAGACGTAGAGAGACGCAACACTATCGCGACACTACTGTCAGACTGGGGTCTTGTTGAGATACAGAACAAAGAAGTTGCAACGGAATGTGCACCATTACGACAGATTAAAATCATCGGATTTAAGGAGAAAGATGAATGGGAACTCTGCCCCAAATATAATATAGGAAACAAATGAGTCGTTTTGACGATAACATACAATCTATTCGTGATAAGAAACATTGGTGGGGTAGGATAGAAGAGATTACATCTTACCAGTGGAATGATGTCATGCCAATGGTTGATACTCATCCAGATAAACTTTACGACTGGAATCGTGATAAGCAACGACTGGGTATGAACTCGTTTCACGAACGAGGGTCTGCACCTCAAATCGCAAAAGATATTGTTGCGGAGATGAAAGAGTTCTTTGTAGACCCTGCCCCTAAGAAATTTGAGTACGAGAAGGGAGCACCTCAAATCACGAACATTGCGTTTTGTGGGTTTGGTCAGTTCTCTGGTTCGTACCCAAGACATAAGGACAGTATGGATGTATTCCTACTCCAAGTAATCAATGAGTGTAAGATCACTATTGGATACACGGAGGAACCAACGAATGCAGACGAAACTGTTGTTATGAAACCAGGCGATTGTGTATGGATTCCGAGAGGAACATGGCATCAACTCCGACCAACAGTATCACGAGTCACATTCTCATTTGGTTTTGAGAGTGATAAAGACTGTGACCCAGCTACATTTATATAAAAAACTTGACTTTGTAAGTTAAATATGTTATATATAGTAGTGTCACGAAATCATAGAGAGTAGTGACAACCGTAGGAATGCCGAATGGTCGGGTTCCTATTCATCTTGCTAAATTAATATAGGAGATAAAGCGACATGACAAATCTAAAAGTAGGTAAAAATCTATTCCCACGTTCCGCATTTATTGGTTTCGACCATTTGTTCAATGAACTGGAATACGCAACTAAACACGCCAATGACCATTATCCGCCTCACAACATAGTGAAGTTAACGGAGGATGAGTTCTTAATTGAGGTCGCAGTTGCGGGATTCAAAGAAGATGAACTAAATGTAGAACAGAAAGAACGCTCATTGACCATTAGTGGTTCCCATGAGTCTAGAGACCGAGAAGTAATACATCGTGGTATATCCACCAAGGCCTTTAGGAGACAGTTCAGACTTTCGGAGTATGTCCTAGTATCTGGTGCTTCACTCAAAGACGGTATCCTTGCAGTTACGTTGAAGTTAGAAATCCCACAAGAGAAGCAGCCTCGTAAAATTAAAATTTCATAAAATTTTTCGAGGAAACATACATGAAAACCGACACCAAAATGGAGTTTGGGTTAGCGATTATCAGCGTAGGACTGATGATGATTGCTTTACACCCCTTACTCTAGTTAACTGAGGTGGGGGAGGGAAACTTCCCCCATCACTTGAGATTATATGAAAGCATACATGATAGCAGACCTGAACAATCCGACTTCTGTGAAGTATACAGAGATTGCATTGGAATCATGGTCAAAACAATCCCTTCTTGACATTGAAGTCATTCAGTGTTATACTCCCGATACTATATCAGAACTAGAACCTCGTTACAACTTTAAAACCTTACTCCAGAGAGGTCAGAGGGGTAAGGAGAGTACTAAGTCAGAACGTTCTGCCCAGATAACTCACTGGCAACTCATCAAGAAACGTGCAGAGAGTAGGTCTAGATTCTTTGTTATGGAACACGATTCGTATCTGGAAGATGTTGATGAGTTCAAACGTCAGTTTGATTTTACTATGGAACATGGACTGGATTGGGCGAATATGGGGTTGTTTACATCATGTTATACATTCTCTCGTAAGTGTGCGATCTATATGAATGACTTGTTATTGAACCGAGGATTCCCCCTGAATGGTGGCACATATGGTTGTACCGAGAGACTGGTAAAGACTTATTTGTCCAATAATAAAACCGACAAACGTTACACGTGGATGACCCATCATCCCAACACCCAATGTGTGTCTGTTGGTAGGACTTCGAAGGAACTGTATGAGACTTACAACTTTCATGGCACTAACTGCGACTTCACGAGAGCGTCTACCCAAGTGATATCTAAGTCTCAAGGTTGTACCCTGCAACACGATGGCATAACCAAAAAACCTTGGTTGAGAAATAGTGGAAACGATTTCAAAGTTATCCCTTGACATTTAGTTCTCCATCCTGTATAATGTGTAACATATGACTACGGAGACCCTATGGATTTTTATACATCAATTGACCGATACGGTTCAACCCTCTTATATCGAGGATACTCGGGCGGACAACGAGTAAAGAAACGCATCTCATTCAAACCCACTATGTACGTGAACGCACGTAACAAGAATAGTGAGTGGAAGACACTGGAAGGTCGATCAGTCGAACCTTTACAGTTTGA